ACATCTACGCTGTAGGTGCTGGTCCTTACTACGAAGGTGTCCAAGTTGTCACAATTAACTCTGTTGACTATAAGACCCTTCTTGAACTTAAAGAAGAGTATTCACAAGCCGTTACCACTCAAGCAAAACAAGCTATCATTCAGAAGTATTACACTGGTACCCCAGCCACTTCGGGTGATGCTGTTTGGACTGGTATAACTCCACCAGCCGATGGTGATGCTTATTACACCGATAATGGTGATTATCTTTCTTGCTCACTCGTTAAAGATGATCTTATCTATTCAGAAGTTATTGATGCTAAACAAGTTTGGTACTTAGATACTGGTCTTCTTGACCAATACACTTCGTTTGAATTTGGACCACAAGCAACTTTTGACACCAATACAAGCACCTACGTCAACAGTGACGAGTTTGCTGTATTTGTCTATGATCCAGAGGGTAACTTAGCAGAACAGTATCTCGTTTCTAACACACCAGACAAAGTTGATGATTTTGGAAACAAGATGTTCGCTCCAGACTTAATCAACGAAACCAGTCAATATATCTACTTCTTCATCGGTGGCGATCCTTCCGAAGCTGCTGGTATTGAACCAGTAACCACTGGTAAGATTAACTTAGCTGGCGCAGATGCGTTAACCACAAGTCTTGGTGACTTAAGTGGTGAAATTGAAGCACAGTACAGAGAATGGTTTGCAAACAAGGAAACTTTAGATATTGACGTGCTCCTTGATGCTGATTATCCAACCGTACTCAAGCAAGCTCTTGATGATATCGCAAAGAATATTCGTAAGGACTGCTTCGTAGTTCTTAACGTTCCAGAAGACAAGATGATTAACGTAAGCACTAAGCGCCCAATTAATCAGTATGTCACTAGTATGAAGAATTATGTTGCCAACGACTTAAAGATCAATTCTTCTTACTCTGCTATATATGGACAGTATTTCAAGGTCTATGATAGCTGGAATGAAGTCTATCGTTGGGTTCCTGTTACTGGTTATGTTGCTGCTACTATCGCCCGTGTTGACTACAACACAGCACAGTGGTATGCTCCTGCTGGTTTAAATCGTGGCGTTATTGACGGCATCACCGATGTTGCAGTAACACCAGACAAGCCTCAGAGAGACGTAATGTATGTTAACAGAATCAACCCAATTGTTAACTTCACTGGTCAAGGAATTGTCATTTGGGGTCAAAAGACCCTTCAGGCTCGTCCAAGTGCCTTTGATAGAATCAATGTTCGTAGACTCTTCCTCCACATGGAGAGAAGTATTGAGAAGTTGGCTCGTTACTTCCTCTTTGAAATCAATGACGAAATCACTCGTAGTAGATTCCGTGGGCTTGTTAACGGGTTCCTCGCAGAAATCAAGGTTCGTCGCGGCGTAACCGACTTCCTTGTTGTATGTGATAGCTCTAACAATACCGCAGATGTGGTTGACCGTAACGAATTCGTAGCTGAAATACTCGTTAAGCCAACTCGCGCAATTGAGTTCATCAAACTCGTATTTACTGCTGTAGGTACTGGTGTAAGCTTCTCCGAAGTTGTCGGTGGGGCCTAATTTTTAGATTATTAAACAATAGGAGAAATATATGCCATTCCCATCAGATGTAGAACCAATGAACCTTTATAGCTTCCGTCAAACTATTCGTGACGTAAGCCGTCCCTATCTCTTTATGATAGAGATGCCTAATATTGATACGAACGTGGCGAAAGTTACTGCTTTCGCCCGTACAGCAAGCTTGCCTAAGTATTCAACAAGTACAATCGAAGTTCCTTTCCAATCACAGAAACTTCGTTTAGCTGGTCCAGCTAATATTGAAGGTACTTGGCAAGTTGAATTCCTCTGTGATGAACTTCATGCTCTCCGTAACCGCTTTATGAGTTGGGTACAGACTGCATATGACATCCAGAGATTACAAGCTGGTGCTCCAGTTTCTTATAAGTACGATCTTGCAAAAGTCGTTCAGTTATCAAGAAACGGCTCACGTATTGCTACCTATCAGTTCGTTGGTTTATTCCCAACATCAGTCGGTGATATTCAACTTTCACATGAGGAAACTGGATGGTCCAAGTTCCCAGTTGAATTCGCTTATGATTACTTCACTCTTGATAGCTCTAATCCTTACGTTCCTACTCAGAACGCTTTCCAGATTAGTGCAACTGGTATTGGTGCTCAAACAGACCTTGGCGCTCTCGCTGGATCTGCCGACATAAATGCTCAGTCAGGAACTACAGCTACCAATGGCGCTGGTGGTTAATTTTTAGTGTGATATAATTTAATGGACCAAAGCTGATTAATTTCGGTTTTGGTCCATTTTTTAAGGAAGTTATAGATGCCATTTCCTAAAGACTTTGGAATAGATACAAGTGTTAACTTATATAGTTTTAGAAAAATCATTGATGATATTTCTAGACCATATTTGTTTATGATAGAAATGCCAAATATTGATACTGACTACCATAAAATGACTGCGTTTGCTTGTTCAACATCAATTCCACCTTATAAACTTAATATTGAAGAAATTGATTTCCAAGGAGCTAAAAGAAAAGTAGCCAATGGTGCTACATTTGATGATTGGAATGTAGAGTTTCTAACAGATCAAGTTTACTCTTTAAGAAGTAAATTTTTAGCTTGGATGTCACAAGCATATGATCCACATCAAAATTCAAACGCTTCTCCAAGTTCCTATAAGTATGATGGAGTCAAAGTACACCAACTCTCAAGAACTGGAGAAAAGGTACAAACCTATCAATTTATTGGGTTGTTTCCAAATCATGTCGGTCAAATTGATTTAGGACATGATAAAACTGATCTTTCTAAGTTTACTGTTACTTTTTCTTATGATTACTTCTCTGTAGATAGTGGTAATTTACTTGAAAAAGGAATTCAGTTAGCTACGGGTACAGATACACAAAGTACCTTAACAACTAGCGGAGTTGTTGGACGCCCACCAACCCCTGGACAAGACCAAAACAATATTCAAGGTATATTTGATGTGTATGGCGGTCAAGCCTCATCAACAGTACCTTTAATATAATTTTTAAAAATTTGATATAATAACATATACTAAGGAGCTTATTATGAGCGATAGACCCAACTTTTCGTTGAGTGATTTAAAGAAGCTTTATGCAACTAAATCGTCACCAGAAAACGCAATTAAACTTTGTTATTCACAGAAAGAAGTATTTGTAAAGCCTTTAAAGATAAAGGATAAGAAAGAAATTCTAAAATCAATTGAATCTAAAAACGAAACTGTTATTAATAGAGCACTTGATGAAGTTATTGAGAAGTATGCTGAATATGCTGATGGAAGTGCTTTTAGCGTGAATACATTGACCTCCCAAGAAAGATTCCAACTTTTAGTACATATTAGAGTCTCTGCTGCTGGTACTACAGCTAAAATAGCCCATGAATGCCCTGCTTGCGGCCATATTAATAAAGAAATAACATATGACCTTAACTCTATGTATGTTAAAAATTATGTTAAGCCAGAAGGAGGGGACGAACTAACCCTTTCTAATGGAAACATTAAGTTACTTCTCGGACCTATGACTAGAGATAAGGAAATCGAAATTGAAAGGTACATCAAGAAGAATAAGCTTACTGCTACTTCTGAAAAGAACTTCGCTTTAATGGCTGGTGTTATTAAATCAATTACAATGAAACAAGACGATATTGAAGCAAATGTTACCTTATCAACTGATGAAATGATTGAGTTCTTTGAGAATCTTCCTGCCGTAGAGTTAGATAAGATTCTTGATTACTTTAAACATACAGATTTTGGTGTTAAAATGCCTTTTGAGTTTAAGTGTGAAAAATGTAATCACGAAGAAGAACAAGAGGTAAATATCGCCGTTTTTTTTATCAGTTAATGTTGATGGATAGCTGTTATAAAGCTGTCCTCAACGAATGCATTGAACTTGTCATCTGGGCTGCACCTTCTATAAATATAGGGGAGGTAGATAATATAGACCTTCACGAATTTGAGATTTTTAGAAGGGTATTTAAGGAGAAGTTTGATGCCGAAGCTAAAAATAAACAAGAATTCATTAAAAATACTTTTGAATTCGCTCGTAAATGCGTTGAAGTCATATGTAAGACTATCGCAGGAGCCTTCGGCACTAAAACTAATTCAAGTAACTTAAAGTAACTTATGGCAACAACATCATCTGCGCAATTAGATAAGCTTTTAAAAGGAACCGATCTTGCCCAACAACAGCAAGCTTCTTTAGAAGCTATTCGTCAAGATATTGCTGAGTTAATTAAAAAAGGTGATAAGTTATCAAAAGAAGATGAAAAAAGAATAGAAGAATTAAAAGAAGAAATTGTAGCTTTACATAAAGCTTCTTCTATTGAAAGACGTAAAGAAATCGCTTCTATAATTAAAGAATTTAAATTATCCTTAGAGTCCATTAAAGATGATTGGGTTAATTATTCTGATAATATAAAACTTTCATATCTCAATCTTGAGAACCAATTCCAAGATACTATGAAAGAAACTCAAGTATTAATGGAAGAAAAACTTACACAAATTGGTGAGTTAGTTGGTACTAAAATAAGCATAGCCGCTGAGTTCGTTGGTAATAAAGTTAAAACAGTAATAACTGGTGCTTTGAACGCTATGGAGAAAAGAATTAACACTGTTTTCTCTAATTTAGGTGGAAGTATAAAAACTGGATTCTCAAAGTTAAAAACAGCAATAATGAGTCCAATTGAGTTTATAAAAAGTTTGCCTGGAAAAATTCTAGGATTCGTAAAATCGGGTTTAATGTTTGTTTATAATCTAACAAAAAATTTACTTAGATTTACCTACAATGTAATTGTAGGTGCTATTAGGCTAGCTTTAGTTGCTATTGTAAAGATTTTTAAAGGAATCGTTTGGGTTGT